GCGGCTAGGCACTGTGCCCTGCTTACCCCCCGAAAGCCACGCATCGTATGCGTCTGCCTGCCACGTGCCGTAAAACTCCAGGATCGGCGTGCCGTTCTTGGTTGTCTTGCGAACAGGCTGCTTCTTGTCTGATAGCCAAATGTCAATACGATCTGACATACTTCCTCCTTACTTCTTCTTAGGTGCTGTCTTCTTCTTGGCGCTGACCTTAGCGAGGAACGCATTGAATGAAGAAGGCTTCTTCTTTCCAGCGGTCTTTGCCTTAGCCTTTGCTGCTGCTGCCTTGCCAGCCTTCGTGTACGGGAACTTCTTTCCACCAACCATTGGCATTGTGTTACCTCCTAGAAATCAAAGTCCGAAAGGTCAGCCGACGCTGCCTTCGGTGGTGCATCCTCTGCAAAGATTTTCTTTGCAGCGGCGACGACAGGGTCTGCCGTCTTCTCATTCTCTGGGTCATCGCCCGTTGGGATCAGGAAGCCGAGGAGCAGGGCGTACTTCAGTGCGCCAGTCATCGCCTTATAGACCGCCTTGTCGGTGCTGTCTGAACCAGAACCAACCGACTGGAAGGTGACGAACTCGCCACTCTCTGAGTCGGTGATCTTCCATGTGATTCGCAGGGTGACGAGTGCCTGCTTGCCGCTAGGGGTTAGCCCTGATTCGGTAACCTCAATGTTCTCTGGGATCATGGTCAAGCCACGCTCAGCGAACTCGTTGCGGATCTTGTCGGCTACTGCTGCAGCCTGAACATACTTGTATCCCTGAGAAGCATTCGTCCCCGTCTTCTCAATGTATCCGACAGCCTTAAGGATGGCGGACAGTTTTGTGTGAATAGACTTCATTGGTTCCTCCGTTTATTATTATTAACTAATACTATTCCTACCTCAGTATTCCAGTTAACCTCTTTGATTATAACACGGACTACCCCAGTACCCAGCGGAGCCAATGTTAAGAATGCTTTAGGTGAAAGATCTACTGCACGATTCCCCCTTCCCCGAAGCGCGGCGTGGCACGCTCGGCAATAATCTCGGACTACGGCAACTACACAACGGGTAGTGTCGTCCTTCCTGCAAACCATGATTTTGTAGGGCTTATCTCCCCATCTCCATGAACCTACGGCTGCGTACCACACCTTCTCCCCCTTGCTGTAAGGATTGCAGGTGTTCCGATAGCCGCCGTAGCAATGCGTCTGCCCCTTGGGATTTGTATTTCCGTACCACGTCGCCACCCCCTTGGTAGGTACACCCTGTGGCGTGAGCAGCAAGAAGGCGGACAATAATAGCGCGATCATCCACGGCACTCTACCTTAAACCTACAGTACGAGCAGGGGTATCGGTTAGCCGCCGTCCTCCCGTCGGGGATAGGGAGTTGTGGTGGCATCCTATCCTGCTGCTTAAACTTTCGCGCAACCTTCATCGTCCGCCATGCACGGTCACGTTCGTCATCACTAACGATGTACTCTTTGAAGGAGAAGTCGTCAGCGTTGACATAGATGACACGGGCTGGACGGACGATGCCGTCTTCCTTCTGCAGGGCAATGGCGTAGAGTGCGGCTTGCGTCGCATGCTCTGGCTTGGCTGAATCCTTCAACCACTTAAACGCTGTCGCCTTTGTAGACTTAAACTCCCACACTTCTGACTTGCCGTCTTTCCATGTGACTACTGCGTCAATGTTTCCTGCAAAGTCATAGTCTGGGATTGCTACTGGGACTTCCGTTTCGTACCCTAGGATGTCTGGTGCTTCTGCAAAGACACTGCTGATCCACTCGGACACAGCGTGCCCTCGCTCAAAGATCCGCAAGGTCTTGTCGTCAAAGGGTTCTCCCTTCACGCCAGTACTGTCGTACCAGTGCGCCCTGAGGCAGCCGCCCATAAGGGAGCCACGCCAGAACGCTTTGGACGGACGACCGACCTTAGACTTCTCTTTGAGCACAGCGTCAAACTGTTCTCCTGCTGTACGCATACTTCCTCCTATTGTTCTCCGCTGGTGAATGAGGTGGTCGCCTTGCGGAAGACCAACTGCAGGTCACCAATCGGACCGTTACGATGCTTGGCTACCTTGACATTCACGTTGTCGTAGAAGTCATCGCCTTGCTCCTTCGGTCGCCAGAGCATGATCACCACGTCGGCATCTTGCTCAATGCTACCGCTATCTCGTAGGTCAGCGAGGCGTGGCTCGCCGCTGTCACGGTACTCTGAGTTTCTGGATAGTTGTGATAGCGCAATGACTGGGACGTTAAGTTCCCGTGCAATCTGCTTAAGGCTGCGGCTAATCTCTGCCGTCTCCATTACGCGGTTCGCATCCTTCTGCTGGCGGACAGCCGACAGCAACTGGATATAGTCAATGACCACCATGTCTAGCCCCTGCTCTTGCTTAAGCCTACGGCAACGGCTACGGATCTCAAGCGGCGTCAACGCAGACGAGTCGTCCACATAGATCTTCGCCTGAGCGATAGCGTCAGAGGCAGCCGTAAGTTTCTCTTCTTCCGCCTGGGTAAGCGTACCTGCGCGGATCTTACTGATGTCCACGTGTGCCGCGTCTGCAAGAATACGTGTGCCGATCTGCTCGCTTGACATCTCAAGGGAGAAGATCGCAACCGACTTGCCCTGCTTGACCGATGCATTCGTTGCTAGGTTGACAGCCAGTGCTGTCTTCCCAACCGATGGGCGAGCAGCCACGATGATGAGGTCGGACTTGCCCCAGCCACCGATCAACTTGTCCATAGGTACAATGCCAGACTTAATGGATACGTTTTCTCCAGCCTTCGCCTTGTCATAGTGATCCCACGACAAGCCGATGACATGAGACAGATCCAAGAACGTAGAGTTGGTACGGGTACGGGCAAGGCGGTACATCTCTGCCTGCGCCTTGTCCACCGCCTCGTCTGAGGCTAACCCCTGATACCCAATCTCTGCGATCTTACCCGCCGCCTCAATAAGGCGACGGCTAACAGCCGTCTCTTCAATGAGGGCGGCATACGATTCCCAGTTGGCTGATGTCGGGGTGTCCCGAACCAGATCCCCGAGCATTGTGCTGCCACCCACCGTAAGGATCTTGTTGCCGAGTTCGTCAGCAACTGTCACCGTATCAACGGCACGCTTCTGTTTGGCTAGGGATTCCATTGCCTCAAAGATTGTCCGATAGCCGTAGTCGTAGAAGTCTTCGGCGCTGAGCACCGACATAACTGGAACGACTACGTTGTCGTCAATAAGCATTGACCCCAGCACGGCACGCTCAGCCGCTGTATTGTGTGGCTTCGCAGTTATCGTCAAAGATTCTTCCTCCATATTCTGCCTCCTCCTCCGCAGACCAGCGGACACCTTCTGTCTCGTAGTTGTATGTAAACCAGCCCCACGTTTTGCAGTCGTCGCAATACACTGCGGCGCAGCACCCGTCGTCCCAGATAAGTTCTGGTTCCTTGTGACCTAGTTTGTACACCTCATTCACATGGTCGGCTACAAACTCAGCCAGTTCTGGCGTAACAAAATGGGGAAAGGATTTGATACGTAACTGCTTAGACAGTATAGCCCTTTTGTTTCTAGACTTGGTATCAGTAGTGTTAAATAATCTTAACGTAGTTTGATACGCTTCTATCGTTGTGCTACAACGGCACTTCCTCTTCCCGTTCCCGTGCACCTGGCACAGCGCTGTCTGGAGCGCGTAGTCCTCTGCTCTCTGCGCTAACTCCGTCTTCAATTGCTTTCTCAACTTCATCGTCTTCCTCCCGACTCTCTACTGTGTGGACATATGCCCCCGACAGCCAGTCAATAGCCTCAAATTCCAGAGTACTATTCCCGTATTCAAACTGATCTTCCCAGTTCTCTTCAACCAAATCAATGAGCATCTCTTTGGCGGAAGCGATGACGAGTTCATCGTTATCCTCTTCTGTCTCAACGAGAATGTAATACATGATTGGTACGCCAACAGACTTAATGTACTTCATCCGCTTATGCTCCAGATAACGATGCCTACAAAGATCATCACCGTAATCGCTGTTGCGGCAAACTCCACACTCTTGCTAGTTTGCATGGCTAGTCTCTCATATGGGTCTGGCGGCGGGACAAGTCGGTCAAAGATGGTCTTGTTAATCAGCACAGCGATTGGCGTAGCCTCTACTCCGTGCTCTTCTTCTCTGAACCGAATGACTACGGCTACATCCTCACCATCAAACTCAGCCCGCATAAGAGCGACGTTATTCTCTTGATTAAAAATAGACTCAAACGTATACATCTCATCTTGTGTAATCTTCTCCATCAATCCTCCTTTACACTGTAGTCTACCAGAGTGTGGTCGGCACCGCAACTGCACTTGCTGGAACTAATGGCGGTCTCAACGATGTCTTCTTCTGGCACGATAGGACTATACTCTTCACGAACACCGTAGACTTTCTGGGTGATGAGGTTGATTGCTTCAATCACATTGTCAACATCGGTTTCCTCTAGGGTGGTGAACAATCCAGCCACGCGCACGGATAGTTCTTCAAGGGCAAGGCTTACCTCTTCGGTACGCTCTTTGTACTCGTTTACCGCCTCCTCTCCAATGTCCTGCCATAGACCGTAGTTCGCATCCATTAGATCGTTAACGTCTAGTTCTCCGATCCTCTCTTGTGTTGCCTCATCAACCATTGACTCGCAATCAGTGCATGCCCACACGTCGTGGTCGTGCTCGTCAAGACTGTCAATGTCATTGACTAGATCTTCCATGTTGCTAACGATATCCTGTGCACTCTTAAGAACTTCATTTTTGCTTGACATAAATCCTCCTAAATCTTACTAATCTCAAAGCCGTGTGAGTAAAGGTCATCAAGGATTGGCTGAAGGTATCTCGGCTCAACCGCGTACCCATTGCCAAGCATCAATGCTTCCTTACCAAACGCATCCGACAGAAACTGCTTCGCTTGATCTGTGATGGGTATGACAAGTGCCACGCTGCCATCGTTGTGTATCTGAATGTCAGACATAGTCTACCTCTGTTCCATTGCGTAGGAAGTCTAAGATCTGGTGCAGGGGAAGAGTCACTTGACCAAAGAATTTCTGGTAGTACTCCTTTTCCCCCTCAAGAAAGTACTTCTGCTCTAGTTCTGCTGCAGCACGAAGCGCATCATTCACTAGTTTGTCTACGTTATCTGCCTCTATCGCTAGATCTTTTAGCCTACTCATCAATGTCCTCTCTTTCTGGGACTGCCGTGTCGTAGCAGTCTTCACAATAGCCGTTGCCGTTCCCCTTGTCTACGCTCTCGCACCAGCCACCGTCTATCACATCAGTACACTGGTCGCAAACGATACCGTGAGGGCTGTCTACATCCCAACTGTAGATCCCATAGAATCCATCCCCTGCTATGTGCCATAGCGTCTGATGGCTGCTAAGACTATAAGGGTTTCCAACTACGCCCCAGTGCTGGAACGCACAGGGATTGCAGAAGAACTCTGGGTCTTGGCTTTGATACCCGATAGGTACATGCTCACCCATAAACAACCTCCCCAAATACTGCGTACTGTACGATCACGTCGCATGACGTGGCGTCAAAGTCCATCTCTACATCTCCGTCGCCGCGATTGCTTACGCCGTGGATAAGGTGCGGTAGATTCTCAATCAGATAAATCACACCTTTCTCCAATGCCTTTCTGTCTAGCGGAAACCATAGATTCTTTTCGCGTTCAGGCTCTACCTGCTCATCGTCTTCCCTGATCCAGACAAACACATAGTCTTCTGGCAGGTCTAGTTTGATTCGTTCGCTAACATAATGTTCTGATTTCTGTATAGGATTTTTCTCGTACCAATCTTTCCAGTTGTATCCTTTGACCTCAGCCCAGTAGTTAGTGCCGCCCTCTACCGCACAGTGTACGATGTCGGCTGCGTCTTCGTTAGTCAGCGTGATGCTGTTGATCTTCACGAACTGCCTCCTTAAAGTCTGCGATTGCAGTCTCCTTGTCCACAAAGTAATACGCTGTGGATTTGCGATAGCCATTGACTATGGCGGACACCACGATTGCGCCTGAACCATGTACAATGTATGTGCTTACATCAATCTCTTCGGCTGTCGTATCCAACTGGTCTTCCTCCTACTTCTTCTCTTGTAAGGTATAGGTCTGGCTCAATGTCTAGATTATAAACTGAGTACTCATAACGTAGTTGTTTAAACTCCTCAATCCATCGGTCA